GGCCGAAGGCCCATAACGACGGCGGTGCCGTCAAGGAGTCCCCCGTGAAGAAGCCCATGCCCCCCAAGATGCCCATGACCCCCGCCAAGGCGAAGGGCAAGAAGGAACTCCCGCCCTTCATGAAGAAGGACGCCAAGCCCAAGAAGATGGCTTACGGCGGCAAAGCCTGCTGAAAGGACACACCATGTACACGAAGGAAATGGGTCCGCCCCCGGTCGATGTTGACCAAGCCTCCGCGCTGCCTCCGGCACAGCGCAAGGCCGCTGAGCGCAAAGCTGCTGAGCAGACCAAGAAGGATTACCCGAAGCCCGCGCCCAAGCCTCCGGCGAAGAAGTTCGCCAAGGGCGGTTCTGTGCGTGGTTCGGGCATCGCCCAACGTGGTGTCAAACAATGCAGGATGGTGTGAGATGAGGACGACCTACACAGGCCCGGTCAAGAACCGGGGTGAAAACGCCAGAGGTCAGGCGAACGTCAGCCGTGAAGAGCTTGATGATTTCAAGCGTCAATACGGCCAGGACAAGACGCTGCGTGATCTGCTGAACGCAGATCGGACGGGCAAGACTCCGGCTTCGGAGAAGTCTCCGATGGCGCGGGGCCCGCAGGGAGCCAATGTAGCGCCGGGTCGTGCTGAGATCCCTTCGGGCGGCGGTGCCAAGGCACCTGCGGAACGCGGCGAGCGGATGAGCCCTCTGGAGATGGGTCTCTTGACAACGGCAGGGGCATTGGCAGGCCCCGCTCTTGGCCGCGCTGCTGTGAAAGCGTACCCCACAGTCCGTGCTGCTGCATCGAAGGTTGGTGAGAAGGTCTCTGAGGGCGTCAAGTCCGCGAAGAGTGCTATGGATGCAGCCAGGGCTGCGCGTGCTGAGCGTGCTGCTGAAGCCGCGAAGACCACCGAGCGGGCTGAGCCCAAGTACGACCTTCCTCCGCCCCCGGCCAAGCCACGTATGCGTGTTGAAGGCACTAAGGGCGGTGTGTATCGTTCCGAGGCGCCCAAGACCGAATCCAAAGCTGGCCCCCAGTTTCGTAGTCGTACCGCAGACCGGATGGACGAAAGAGAGATGGGCATGAAGAAGGGCGGCAAGGTGAAGACCTACGCCAAGGGCGGCAGTGTCCGGGGTGCCGGGTGCGAAACACGCACCAAGAAGACGAGGTTCGTCTAGGAGGCCGCGATGCGGACTAGCAGGGGCATGGGGTGTATCCGCCCCGAGCTGATGAAGCCCAAGGCGTTTGCCAAGGGCGGTGAAAGCCGCGTCAACGAGGCGGGTAACTACACCAAGCCCGGGATGCGCAAGACGCTCTTTGAGTCCATCAAAGGACAGGCAACGCAAGGTACTGCCGCAGGACAGTGGAGCGCCCGCAAAGCGCAGCTTTTGGCGAAGCAATACAAGGCAAAGGGCGGCGCTTACCGTGACTAAGGCTTCGCAGCAGTCCCTGAAGGACTGGACCGCTCAGAAATGGCGGACCAAGTCGGGGAAGCCATCTTCCAAAACAGGCGAGCGCTATCTCCCTGAGGCAGCAATCAAGGCACTCAGCCCCGCTGAGTACGCGGCCACAACGCGAGCGAAGCGTGCGGGTAAGGCCAAGGGGCAGCAGTTCGTGAAGCAGCCCAAGGGCATAGCGCAGAAGACGGCGAGGTTTAGATGACCTACTACGTGTACGCTCACGCTAAGCCTGACAACACGGTGTTCTACATCGGTAAGGGTACGCGGCAGCGTGCATGGTCTACGCACGGACGTAATGAGTGGTGGCAGCGCACGGTAGCAAAACACGGCTATCAAATTGTTCTGTTGGCTGGCGGCCTGACGCAAGAGCAAGCCGTTGAAGAAGAAGCAGCGGTTATTGCGCACTTTAAACCTTTTGGCACGCTTGTAAATATCCTAGATCGCGGAGATGTGAGCCCAACATCAAATCCTGACGTTGCGGCCAAAGTTAGCATTGCTGCTTCACGTTGGCAAACGGGTAGAACGCTTTCGGAAAGCCATCGTCTGGCGGTGTCGCTGAACAATCCCTGGCGCGGCAAGAAGCGTCCCGAGCATGCAGAGCGTATGCGTGCCAAAGGTTTTCTACGCGGCGAGAGAAACCCGTTTTATGGGCAAGGGGAACGCCAACGCGGCACGGCCAACCACATGGCGACCGCCATTGTCGGCGTCCACCCAGTGCACGGGGAAAAGCGTTGGGGTACGTTAAAAGCAGCGGCGGACGAGTTGGGCGTAAGCATCCAGGCTATCTCGCAAGCAATTCGTAAACAAGGCCGATCAAAGGGTTGGTTGTTTAGGAAAGAAGCATGACTACTTCTGGGACAGCAACGTTTAATCCAGATCTTAATGAGATTGTGGAAGAGGCGTTTGAACGCTGCGGTTCAGAATTGAGAACAGGATATGACCTGCGTACAGCACGTAGGTCGCTCAATCTGATGCTGGCGGATTTTGCCAACCGGGGCGTGAACCTCTGGACGGTGGCGCAAAACACCATCGCCTTGACGCAGGGCACCAATACCTATAACCTCCCACAGGACACTGTCGATCTCCTTGAGCATGTCATCCGCACGGGCGCGGGCAACGTCTCGACTCAGGTCGATCTGACCATCACGCGCATCAGCGTCAGCACCTACTCCTCGATCCCCAACAAGCTCCAACAGGCGCGACCCATTCAGGTGTGGATCAACCGCCAAGCCCCGACGCCCCAGATCGTCGTGTGGCCCACGCCTGACCAGACCGGCGTCTATCAGTTCGTCTACTGGTACTTGCGGCGCATTCAGGACGCTGGTGCAGGCGGCACCTACACCCAGGACATCCCCTTCCGCTTCCTCCCGTGCCTCGTCAGCGGGCTTGCGTACTATCTGGCGTTGAAAATTCCCGGCGCGATGGAACGCCTGCCGGTGCTGAAGGCGCAGTACGACGAGGATTGGCGAATCGCCTCGGAGGAAGATAGAGAGAAGGCAGCGGTGCGGTTCGTACCTCGGCAGCAATTTATCTCGTGAACCTCGACCACGCCTCCTTGCGTTTCGCAGCGACATCTGCGAGAATCTTGGCTTTCCAGCCAGGAGTTCGCATGGGCGTGAATCAGTTTTCTGAGAATAACCTTTCCCACATTGACATGCCGAATGTCTGCGGGGTGTATCTATTGACGGATACCGTGACAGGCGGAACTTATGTCGGGTCTTCTAAGCATGTCCGTACTAGGATAAGTATCCACTTCCATGACATGCGGAGAAAGCCGAAGCAGCAGACATATCGGCGTATGCGTGTTACTTTTCAAGAGCATGGGGCAAAAGCGTTTACTGCGCAGCTTCTGCAGCAGTGTACACCCGAAGAGTTGCTGACATTTGAAAAACAATGGATTGAAAAGTTGCGGCCTACTGAAAATCTGTATGTGTGTACAGACGGTAGAGAAGTGTATTCTGCCGACATAAGGCAGAAAAAAGCAGCCGCTGTAGCAGCGTTGTGGAAAAAGCCCGAATACCGCGAAAAAGCTTGCGCGGCAAGGCGCGGCAATTCTTTTGCGCTAGGGCATAAGTGCACGCCTGAGCAAGTAGAAAACCGCAAACGCGCTGCAAGACTTTCTAACATGAAGCGCAATTACGGCGCTAGCTGGAAAGAAGAGTACATCCGTCGCTACCCTGAGCATGCGGAGGATGTAAATGGCTAACCGTTTCGCTAATGGGCGTAAAAGTTTTGGGTTCTGTGATCTGTGTTCTTTTAGGTACGAGTTAAAGAAACTCAAGAACCTCGTCGTCAAGACCAAGCAGACACAGATCAAGGCTTGTCAGCAGTGTTGGAGTGAGGATCACCCGCAATTGCAGCTTGGGATGTACCCAATCGCAGACCCGCAGGCCATACGTGACCCACGCCCGGACACAAATACGTGGTATCAGTCAGGCACCAACGGGCTGCAGCTTGACAACACCAGCGGCACTGGACCGAACCAAGATGGTTTCCCTGGCGAGGGTATGCTGGTCATCCAGTGGGGGTGGAACCCGATTGGCGGTGCGAGAGATTTCACGGACCCGCTGACGCCGAACCTCTTGGTCGGGCGGGGAGAAGTTGGTACAGTAACGGTCATGTGACCGAAGGAGTTGAAGATGAAAGACACCATGAAGGCCCTCCGGGCCCACGCCAAGAAGCCTGCGGGCGTAGCCCACGGCCCCGGTGCCAAGCTCGCCAATGGCGGGATTACCTCGCCGATGGCCCAAGAGATGGGTCGCAACATGGCCCGCGTGCGCAACCAAGGCCCGGTGGGCCGCAAGGGGAAGTGAGATGAAGGCCAAACCTGTTCCGACTCCGTCGTTGAACGACTCCGAGCGCACTCCCGCACGCATGGTTGCGGGCACTGCAATGACTTCGCCTCCGCCCGCTGCCAAGACCTCCGGCATCAAGGTGCGCGGCGGTAAGGCGCAGACCAAAGGGTTCATGGCCCGAGGGCCGATGGCGTAAGCGATGGACTACGCCGCGCTTCAGGTTGCCGTAGAGGACACCAC